GTATCATATTGTTAACTTCAACAGTATGATCCATATGCTAAAACTCCTCTTTTAAACTAACAATTCTGGATTTTCGTATATATTTCCTATTACTTTACACTTATTGTATATTTTACCTACAAAATAATCTCCTGCTCTATATATCCCAAAGTGATATTCTACTTTTTCAGTTATTATTTCATCTTCAACATTTGAATAAAATTCAACTATATCGCCTTCGTATATCTCAGTTCCGTTACTATCTTTAATACCTGTGTATTGCATCAATGTATATAAATATAAAGGTCTTACATCATCTTTGGTGTTTACATAGCAATCATTCCCTAGATGCGAGTATGATACTATTAAATTATCTTGGTCATACATAATATTTTCTTCTTTATTCCATGCTCTAAATTTTATATTTCTCATAACTTCCTCCTATTTATCTAAATGTTTTACTTTATTAAAAGTTATTCCTCTATCTTTTCCATCTTTTCCAATACTTTGTTTAAAGTCTTATACATAGCACAATATATATTAATTAATTTTCTTCCTTCTCTATTTTTAAGCCTTTGATTTTCTAATTTTTTTAATTGGTTTTGCCACTCTAATATACTTATCTTTAATTCATTCCAATTATCTTTATAGTCCAAATTCATTTTTAACTCCTAATATTTGAATTTTTAACAAAATACAATTGCCATACTTCCCAATATGGTTATACAAACAATTGTTATAATATATAAATAATCCTCTTGCATATCATAACTCCTTAAAATAAAAGTTTGATTTTAATATTCTAAAACTCCTCTTTTAACTGTATACCTTATCTTTATCTATAACCAATAATCTTAACGCTAGTACACTTTCATGTGAGTTGTAATCTTCACCTTTATTACAGAATATAATCGTATAATCTATTTCTGTAATATACATACATGCAAATCTTTCAAATGCTTTATCTTTATTTACAAAGTGTGATTTATCTTCACCTTCAATTTTTATACTATAATTCTCAAAGTTCGATATCCTTAAAAGCTCTTTTACTTGCATAATAACCCTCCTATAAATTTCTAAGCCAACAACCGCATTTATTATCTATAACTTGCTGTCTACAATAGAAACATAATACTTTTCTTGTCCACCACAGTTTCTTCATGTTTCTCCGTGAACTTCTTCCAGCTTCTTCAACATCACTTCTAAAATGGTATATCATTATCTTCTATGTATTCAAAATCATCAGGATTAAAACTAGGCTCAAATTTAGGGCCAAAGGAATCATTCTCTTGCTTACCTTCTTTTGATTTACCACTTTCTAATGACTTTATATTTTTAGCTACTACTATGAAATATTTTTTATTCTCATTGGTATTTTGGTCAATGTATTTATTTACTCTTACAGAACCTTGTATTGCTACTAATCTTCCTTTTGGTATATATTTCACACAAAACTCTGCAGATTTTCCAATAATTTGTACTGGTAAAAAGTCTGTTTCCTTATCTCCATTTTTATTTTTATATTCTCTATCTACTGCTAATGTAAAATTGGATACTGGTGTTCCTGTAGTTGGTATATATCTAAGTTCTGGATCTTTTGTTAATCTCCCTATTAGTACAATGTTATTCATATTACTTCTCCTTGCTTTTACGTTTTGATGTTTGATTAAGAACTTCTAATGGAATAAATACTATTGCAATTATCCCTATTAAATATAATATTTGCATCATATCCGCCTCTTTTAATTAATTTTTTTTATTCATTAACGTTAGTTCTACTATAGCTTCTTGCCAAACTTCTTGAACCGTTTTATTATATTTCTTGGCTATACGTTCAGCTATTTCAAATAACATATCTGCTTCTTCTAATATATTCATCTTTAATCCTTATCCTTTTTTATTTGTGAATTATTTTTATTTACTCTAATCTGCATTTAATATTTCGCATATCCTAATTGCATTTATCATGTTATTTATTAATAACCCTTCGATAACTCTTCCACCTTGATAAATAACATACTTATCACATACTTTTTCAATTACATACTTCTCTTTTGATGCTTTTGTATCATTTTCAGTAATATTCATTTCTTTTGAATTATATTTTTTTATAATTTTAACTATCATTGTTTCACTAAGCTTTTCATTATTTATTAGATCTTTCGTGAATACATAATCTTTATCATCTTTATATTTTGTTAATATCTTTAGCTTATCGGATATTTCTTTAGATACTGCAATCCTAAAAACTCTATTTCCCCGCTTTATTCGTATTAGAAAAAATGAGCTATCTATATCTTGTACTTCAAGTCTCGCTATTTCTGAATATCTTAAATTCATTTTATTAAGTTTACATATAACTTCATTTCTCAATTTCCTATATTCAATACCAGCATTTTTACTTATTTCAAAATGCTTTAAATTAATCTGTTCACCATTTATAATTCCTATAGGAGATTTTATAAATTCATCAATAATGGTTTGATTTTTTCGTATTTTCTTTGACATTTCCAAACCTCTTCATTCTATATCAATTTTGTTACATTACTCTTGTTTGTTCTTAAGTCATATTCTTTTACAGCTAATATAAATATGTCATAACATCTATCCGAGTGTCTTATTTCGTCTTTTTTTATTCCCATATCTTCAGCTATTTCTTCCGCTATTTTTATAATTTCATCACTACCTTTGATTAACGACATTTTTTCTCCTTTTTTCTATACATTTATCACAGATGATTTTATTTTTTATTTTTTCTAGCTTTATTGCTCTATTTTTATCAACTAATATATTTTGCTTATCATCACAACATTTACATGATAATGTAAATAGTATTAATTCAACTTTTCTCTTCTGCATCTTTTACTCCCAAATCACTTGGTTATTTAATATACCTATTTGTTCTTTTAATGCTATTGTTAATCTATATTTTTCTACTATATCAAGTACATCTTCTAAATATCGTCTTTTTATAGCTTTATAACTATTAACATCAAATTCTCTTTTTATTTCTCGATATATATCACTATATACTTTCGCTCTTAGAGACTTATTTTTATACGCTTTACTAGCTTTTCCACCAAGAACTTGAGTGCCTACTCTTTTAACAGCTTTTGCTACTTCTTCACACTCTACAGCGAATAAAGGTATATCATCTTTAAACTCATTTAGATTATCTTTTACTTCTATCACTTCTTTTTGTACTGCTTGTATTTTCTTATCATGCATAATTAATGCTTTCATTTCTGTACTTAAATGCTGATAAGGATCTTGTTTTAACTTATTTTCTAATATTTCTATATATTGTTGTGTTTTATATCTAACTAATGCACTTTCTTTATTTAGCATTTGCATTATTCCTGATTTGTTCATTTTGTAGCATGGTCTTTCTTGATTATTTTTATCTATATATGAGCCCAGCGAAAAATTTCCCTCGGCTTTTATTCCAACACCTTTAAGTGTTTCAATCTCATTTCTAATACTTTTCATAAAGTCTTTGTGTTCTTTTTTAGTTGTATTTCCTTCTTCTTCTCTAAATTTATTTATTAGATTAACTATCTCTAAACTTGTCATTGTTACTACTTCCGTTATATTCATTATTTCATTCATTTGAAATCTCCTTATATTCTTCCAGTCTTTTTATTTGTATTGGTAATATAGCATTGTTTAATTTATTGCTATACTCAATTACTATCGGATGTGTAAGTCCATATTTTTCAATTAATCTATTCAATTCTTTTCTTAATTTTTTCATTTTATTCTCCTTTGCTCTATGCACTTATCACCTAAAGTTTCATATGGAACTTCTATACCTATTATTTGAGCGTCTAAGGCTTTTCTAGTTCCACTTTGAATATTTATATTAAATACTTTACATTTGTTCCTACAAGCCGATTTATGCTCTTTATTTCCTATATAATTTTCACAGAAGCCATCTTCTGACAATTTAAACTTTTCGCATTTATTTTTCGTCATATTTCCCTCTCATATTTTGCTATTTATATCAATTTATTTTTCGCATCATAACATGTATATAAGGCATCCCTGTCCATTTATTTCTTGTTGCTTTAAATCCAACAACTTTATATCCAGGATTTAATTTTTCCATTTCTTTTTCAATTAAGTTATGATCACTTTCCATCTTGAATATTTTTCTCTTTGATACTTTTTTAGATGTAGTTATAATAGGCTCTTTTAATCCTTGACTACATCCCCAACGTTTTTTTCCTTTTGGGTCTTTTGATAGGTAGTTAGCTAAGTCAGTTAAATGTTTTTCGTCAGGATCTATTCGTCTTATATTATTTCTTCTTCCATACTTCCAGCAGTTTTCAACTTGATCCATTGATAATTCAGAACTCATAATCATATGTACATGATATTTTCCTTTGCCTTCTTTTGAAATCTCAATTACATACATATACTTAATTTTCTTGTACTTTTTCTTATTTATTTTGTGCGATAACTTTTTTCCTTCTTGGTGTACTTGAAGCTTCATGTATTCATAGTTAAGTTTGTTTATGTATGCTCTTACGTGTTTTTTAGCTTCTTCATAACTTTTAGGTCTATTATCATTTCTGTAGTTAAGAGTTAAATAATAATCACCTTTTCCAAAGTTAGCATTTACTTTTCTTATGAAGTGCTTAACTGCATTTTTATTATTGAGATTCTTTTGAGCCTTCTTAGTAGTTTTAACTCTAAATTCTTCAGGTATATCTTTTTTTAAGAATACTGGGTACATTTCAAGTTCTCTTATTGGTCCTGATGTTATTGTTTTTGTTTCATATATACAATTACTTCTTGCATCTAGTATTTGATCTATATTGTTTAGACTTACCACTTCACTATCTATAGTTACTTGATGCTCCATCATTGCATCTATTAAGTTTTCAAAATCAACTTCTGTATATAGATTTTTCTTTCTCCTTTGACTTTTTTTAACTGACATTCTAGCTACCTCTTTTTATTATTTCTTACTCAAACTTTAATACTTAGTACAAGTCCGTTAAAAGGCTCACCGAACCATTTAAAAGACTTGTATCTATTAAGTTTTTTGGGGTGTATTATTTTTAGTTAATATCACACCTTTTTAGTGCATTCACATTTTGCTTTATTTTCTGATACTATTCTTTCTCTTGTATCAGATGTTCCTCTTATGTATGCAATTATTGATGGTTTATCTTTTTCATCTATCATTTCTATATTTTCAAAAATTTCATTTAATATTTTAACTTTGTCGGAATATGTCATTTTTTACCCTCCTTTGTCATTTTATTTGATTATAATACCATTTTATGTGATTTTCAATACTTTATTATCATTTTTTGAATTTTTTATTTTGTATTGTAACATTTTATGTGATATTATAAATAAAAGAACTTTATAATATTAAGAGGTGAATATATGAAAGAAAGAATTCGAATATTGAGAAAGTCATTAAAAATGACACAAAAAGAATTTGCAAACTCAATAGGGTTAAAATCATCAAGTGCTATAGGAAATATAGAACTTGGTTTAATTGAATTATCTCAAAGAAATATAGATTTAATTTGTAAAAAACATAATGTAAATGAATTGTGGCTTAAATATGGAGAAGGAACTATGTTTAATGAAATTTCTTTAGATGATGAGTTTGATTTATTAGTTGGAAGCCTATATGCAGAAAATGATAAATTTAAAAAAAATATAATTAGAGCTATGTTAAAACTAGATGATGAAGATTGGGTTGTTATAAAAAAATTCACAGAAGAATTAAAAAGAGGCATGTAATAAACTATGCCTCTTTTTTATATTCACTTCTAACTAAAAAAGCTTTTATTATATTATAAATATTTATTAAAAATAGATCATCATCAGGTATCTCATCTATAAGTTTTTTTATTTGCTCCTTCATAATTCCTCCAAATGGTATAAGTACTAGTCATTTATGTTATATTCTATTGAAATTCTATTCTTAGCTTTTTCAAAATAATTTTTATCTAATTCTATTCCTATAAATTTTCTTTTTGTTTTAGCACAAGCAACTCCTGTACTTCCACTTCCCATACAATTGTCCAATATAATATCTCCTTCACGAGTATAAGTTTTTATTAAATACTCAAGAAGATCTACTGGCTTTTGAGTTGGATGTATAGTCTTTGTTTCTTTATTAAAAAATAAAACATTATTTGGATAATTAGTATATTTAACTATATGTTCTTTTAATAAAGTTGACTCATTATAAATACTATCTTTACCCTTATTTTCTATTCTTTTTTTAATTTTGGGTTTATCTAACTTTTTCAATCCTTGTGGCACATACAACGGTTTTTTCTTATAAAATACATTTATATCTTCCACTTTTCGCATTGGTTGATGTTTTGCAAATGCAAAACCTGTAACTGTATTTTTTATCCAATACCAGCTGTATTTGTAGTTCTTTATATTTGAATTAATTAATTTTGTTGTAAATGGTTGAGCTGAAAATAATACTATAGCTCCATTGTCTTTTATAATACGGTTATATTGCTCCCACATTTCATCAAATGAAATTATATTATCCCATTTGCAGTCTGTTGTCCCATATGGTAAATCGCACAGAATCATGTCTATAGTTTTATCTTTAATATATTTCATTCTCTCTATACATTCATCATTGTATAACTCATATCTTTTTATATCTTCCATGACGCTCCTTTCATTAAACTAATAATTCACTCTGTAAACTTTATTTATATATATGTATTTGTAATGCTTTATTATTTATAATAAGATTATCGAACATTTGTTCTAGGAAAATTATACCATCTTGATTTATTATTTTCAATATATAACTTCAAAAGTTTGTGAAACCAAAAAAGGCGTATCTACTCTTGTTTATAAAGAATAAATACACCTTTTATTTTTCATTTTTATTTTTTATTTGACAAATCCTTTTAAAGGTTTTATTATTATCTTAAAATTAAACATAAAAAAAGCCTACACCTTGATGGACATCTCACCTTCCATCTTGGCGAACTTATGATATCTCAACCATATCAAAAGCTACTGTAGACTTATTTTTTACATATATAATTTATGTAATAATATTAACATATATACGTTAATACTTCAATACTTAAGTTTATTTTTGTATAAAAATTTGTCCTCTTAGCCTTGATATTTTGATATCAAGGCTTTTTTAATACGGAGGAGAATGACAAAATGAGTAATAATAAACCAAGAAAACATAATTTAAAATTTACATTACAAGGATTTAATCAATTAGAAGCTATAAAATTAGGATTAAACAATGATGATCTAACTGTATTAAGATGGTTTATAGATTTTAAAAATACAGGAGAAATGGAAAAAAACTACATACCAAGTATAAATGACATGGGGCATTGGGTTAATTACTCTACGTTAGTAGATAGTTTACCTATTTTATTAAAAGATGGAAATAAATATTTAGAAGAATACTTAGAACTTGAGAAAGCTTATTATAAACTAGATGAAGATTCATATAAAAAACTTCGTAAAAAATACATGGAGAAGTATTTAAAAAAAGTACAAAGAATACTATCAGGTAACTTAAGCAAGGTATTAAAAAGAGATTTAACTAAATTAGGAGAAGAAAAAGGAACTAAAGTATATTTATATGTTGATGAAGAAGCATATAAGAAACTTATATCTAATACAAATATGAATGATTTTTTAAGAGATAATGGTGTCCAGTACACACAGGACAAAAGTGTCCAGTACACACAGGACAAAAGTGTCCAGTCAGATTCTTCTACTAATGATTCTTCTACTAATGATTCTTCTACTACACAGTCGACACAAAATGTGTCTGTAGTCGATACAAATAAAGAACTTATAGAATCAAAAACTCATTTACTTTTAGATACTAAAAATAAAATAGATAAAGTTGCTAAATGGAATAAAGATAGATTAGTAAAAGCTATAGATATATTTGTAGAGCAAGGTGGACAATACTTCTCTTTATTAGAAAAGATATACAAAGATGATAAGAACTTTGTACCAGAAGCTAATAAAGATAAGAAACCATTAACTAGATTCCATAATATTAACAATACTTTTGAACAGTATACTGAAGATGAATTGAATGAAAAAATAAAAAAGAGCCAAGCTGATAAATTTGAGAATCCTATTACTGATAGTGACTTTATTAATAAATCTTTAGAAAGTGAAGAATACTATAATTCTTTAAGTCCTATTACTAAGACAATTGCAAGAAATAATATATTAAAAAGTAGTGAAATATCATTTATTCCAGACTGGATAAAATAATAAAAGTTTTTAATTGCTCTAATTTGTAAGATTCGACAATACTTCTTAGTAGGAAAAAACACTTGAATAAAATAAGAGTATGAGGAAACTATATAATATTCTTCTACTCTTTTTACTTAACATTAAAATAACGTTAAATAAAACATAAAAATAACGTAAAAAGTATTGACTTAGTTAAAAAAACAGTCTATAATGTTATTATAGCGTTAAGCAAAACGTTATAATAACGTATATCAGAGGGAGATATGAATTATGTGTAATTTAAAAACAAAAATTGTGGATCTTGGTAACTACAATATAAAAATAGCAGAAGATATAGATTTTATATCTACATTTTCAGAAGTTGATGATGCTGACCAAAGCGAAACTAATGTGTTAGAGTTTCAAGGAACTAGATATAGAATGGAATATGAGGAAGGATCATTTGATCCAGAGTTCAATAAAGCAAAGAAAGACTACATACCAAATTTACTTTGGGGATTAGATAAAGCAGGAGCTTTTGATGGTGATGAATATAGATTAATATTAGGTTTACCATTAAACAATTTAGGACAATCAGAAAAATTAATATCAGGATTAAAAGGTAAGTCATTTACTTATACAACAGATACTACTAAAACAATAACTATTAAAGAAGTTTATGTAGTTGGCGAAGGAATATCAAGCTACTATATGCTACCAGCATCTATAAGAGAAGAAGATATAGTGATAGTAGATATAGGTGGTAGAACTTGTAATGTTGTTGAATATAGTAAAAAAAGAGTTAAAGAAACAGATACTATCAACATAGGAATGATAAACTTTTACGATAGAATTAAAGTTAAATTTAACAATGACGAAGGTGAATTTGTAGAAACTCATAATGTAAAGCATTTAATACAAAGAAATGTTATACCTCAATATGAATGTGTAGAAGATGAATTTATAAACGAATTAATGAGAAAAGTCGAAGTTAAATTCTCACTTGGATTAGGTAAGAAAATCATATTTACAGGTGGCGGATCTATAACACTTAAATCTGCAATAACTAGATATAATAATAAATTCATGTTTATAGATAACCCACTATACAGTAATGTTAAAGGAAATATGAAATTAGCAAAAGCAAAAGGATGGTTATAATGGCAAAAGAAAGACTAAGTTTATATTTTGATACAGATATACCAAGTGAAAGAAAGATGTGGGAATATATCTGTAAAGATGGTAAGAATAGAAAATCTCGTAATGTCAAAAATGCACTTGAAATGATTCTTGAAGGTGTAAGTATAAAATCAGTAGTTATTGATCAATCAAAGGATGAGAAAAAATACGAAGAGTTTGAGTCAAATATTGATGAACCTAAAGTAATAGCTACTGATGATAATGAAGGTATAGAAGATGATGATTTACCATTTTAAAAAAACAAAAAAGTCAGTAGATACTACTCTACTGACTTAGGACAATATAATCATAATAAAAAAGAACACATCCAAGATGGATATGCCTTTACCCTCGCAAGTAATAGTATATACCACTTGGATGCAAAATTCAAGGAGGAAAATATAAATGGAACAGTTAATAGTAAATGGAATATTAGCATTAGAACAACTTGAAAAGGAGCATGGTAGATTGGGTGCGATTACTGGAATAGTTATAATATGTATAGCTTCATTAGCAGCAATGGCTATAATAGGTGTTACAACTATAGCATGGCTAAAAGTAGTAAATTGGGCTTTACAACACTTCATAGGATGGACACTATAATATGGAGCAGTTATATTTTGAAATTTTAGAGAATGAATTATACATAAGCAAGACTTGTGAAGAATGTAAAAATAGGTGTAAGGTTTATTGTTTAAGTAAAGATGCAACAATATATTGTAATAAATTTAAAAGGCTAGATTAATTCTAGTCTTTTTCTATTGTAAAAAAGGATTAGATGTTTCTTATATAGAAATGTTTCTTATGTATATTAAACTATGAAAGTAGGTGTTACATTGCTTAAGAAACTAAAGAAGGATGATTATAATTGGACTGGTAAATATATCAGAGAATACAATGAAATGGTTTCATATTATGAGAAACAGTTAGAAGAAAAGAATAGGATCATTGAGTCTTTAAGTTTAGAAAATGATAATTTAAGAAAGAACATCAAGTTTCAAGGTAAACAGAAACAAATTTCTGATAAGGATATAGATAAAATAAGAAAATTAAAAAATGAAGGTAAGAGTTATAGTTACATATCGAATGAAACAGGCTGGAGCAAAGCAACTATAAGCAGAGTTATAAATAATAAAAATTATTAAAAAAATAGTATTATTTAACTGAAATATATTGACTCACCGTAACGGTTGTGTTATAATATAAATATAGAAAGGGAGGTGAAGAAAGTGGCAAATAGAAGAAAACAAAAGAAAAAAAAGAAGAACACAGAACTTGCGACGGCTCGAATTCTTCTTTTGATAGAAATACTTAGCATAGTAAATACTATACTAGATAAGTTTTTCTAATACTTAGGGGCGAAAGCCCTTAAGTATATAAGTTTTCTTTCATTATACCACAATGTACTATGAACGATACAAATAAATTATTAAAAATATCAATTGCATTAGCAATAGTAAATATAGTTCTACAAATATTTTTATAGGAGATTAAAAATGAGTAAAAAAAGATTAAAAGTAAATTTTAATAAAGGTGGAAATGGTGGAGTTAGTGCAAAACTAACTCTTCCAATAACAATGGTTAGAGAATTAGGAATCGATGAAGAAAATAAGTTCATTGATGTAGTTTGTGAAGATGGCAAAATAACAATTGTTAAATCGGAAACTCAAGAATAGTATAAATATATTATAATAATATGAAAAAATACATTAGAATATATAGTGTTTATTTTTATACGTTTTGTAGTATAATAAAAATATAGAAATAAAAAAGAGAAATTATAATCTAATGGAACAGAGTATGATTTCTATAAATACATGTTTTTATTTATTAGAATCACTCTTATTGCCAGTAAGAGTGATTTTTAATTTATCATAAATAAATGCTCCGATGATGCTAATGATTATAGCATCAGAGTTATTTAATAATAACTTTAAAATTTCCATACTTACACCTCCTTTCTTTCGTGAAAGTAGGTGTTTTTTCTTTTGTATAGAAATCATCACTCTTAGATTATAATTTCTCTAAAAATATTATAACATAAAACCATTTACTAAAATAAAATAAATTGTTAACAGTCTTACTAAGCATGTTATTTTCATAAATTAATAAATGAAAAATAAATCTAAACACATACATTATTTTCATTTATTAATTTATGAACAAAAAAATTGATTTTAAAAAGACATAAAAGTATTAGTTTTATGCCATATAGTATTTTCAATAGTTTAATAGGTATATGTCAGTTATAAAAACTGACTCAACAGAAAATACCAACTTATCAACAAAAATATACAACTTATCAACAATAAAATGCAAGTTATCAACAAAATAGTTAATACTTATTATATCTGAAATCTTATTATATTTTTTATAAATTTTGGAAATAAATTTATTGAGGTGATATTATGAACTTAAATTATTTAGCATACGGATTATTAATAGCACCGACTATATTAGTTGTAGCTGGAGTGATATGGTGTTACTTAATTGCTAATGATTATATATAAAAAGTAGTAGGAAGTGAATCCTACTACTTTTTATATAACTTAAAATAATTTAATTTTTTTCACTTAACTCACTTTCTGATTTATTTCTAATAATGTATTTTCTATTAAGTTCATTCTGCAATTAATCTCAGAGCATAAAAGTCTATTAGTTTCAGATAATTCTTTATTTGTAGCTAATAGTTCCTGATTAGTTATTCTATTCTCTTCTATAGTTATTATTAGTTTTTTTCTTTCTTCTATCTCTTGTGCTTTTGTTTCTTTTTCAATTTCTATTCTTTGATTATCTCTTTTATTTATATACCAGCCAAATACTCCAACCATAGTGATTGGAAATCCAACTGCGTTTATTAATTCAGTTAAAACACTTAATTCCATAAATTTTACTCCTTTTTTAACTTATTTTTGCACAAATATAATAATATCCTATTTGATTTTCTATCAAAGGTATTGTAATCTCTATATCCTCGTCAATAGTTCTCGTACTATTGAATTTTTCATAAAGATCTGGATAATCTTCCTTGGATATTGATTGTCCATTAGCTTTTATCCATGTATGTCCATTTTCTTCTAATATATCACCAGCATCATAAGATATGTTTTTGTATTCACCTATAAGTGTTTTAAGGTACATTTGAGTAACTTGCTCTAGTTCAAATCTTGTAACCACTTCTGATGTAGTTTCATAACAGATTTTATAAGGAAATTTTGTTTTAGACATAGAATTTAAATTCTGATCTACTCTTGGTCCGGTTGTACTTGTCCAAGAAACATCCGCTCCAATAGCCGATTTAAGACAAGCTGCCCCCACAGGTCTACCGCCAACATTAGATGTAAAAACAACAAAACCAAAACCTATTCCATTATTTCCTGAATCTCTATTAACATCTATTTTTGCACACTTACATCCAGCTACTTCTTCATCTATTACAGTATAATTTTTTGCCCAATTTTGTTGATAAATAACTGTTCCATTATTGTTATATATAAAGTAATTTATACTGATTGAATCTCCTACGTTAGCACCTTTAATCGGCAACAAAACATGTGTAATATATTTATTGCGTTCAGTATATTTTTCATTAAGAGGAGCAAAATATGTATTAGCATTATATACTGCTACATTATCAGGATTAATATCACTATTGATATGTTTTCTAGCGAATAATCTATGAACAGTTGGACTGTAATCATTGAATCTATTGTGTTTTGTGAATGTATTATCTTGGTTTTTGTGAGCTCTTTCGTCTAAAGCCTGTTTGATATTTTTGTTTGGATTACTACTATCAATAGCTATATTATCTGAATATATAGTTACTGCATTGTTATTAACGTCTAGATTGTTAATTCTTTTTGCAACAGTTAAAGGCATCATATTGTCATTGATTTTACCGCTACCATCAAGCTTCACTATCTTATGTGCTTGAGAAGAAGTTACTGTATCAGCCTCATTAACTTTATTGTCTATAGCTCTTTTAATTGTTATATCTGTATCGGCATGATATTTAATATGTTCAGCCAATACAGTAACATTACCATTTGATTCAGGAGATTGACCGTTAACCATACGAACTCCACCATTTTGTTCTGGTGGTAATATGCTTGATGGCAATCTTCCATCTGCACCTATTCTTGGTATCTTGTTAGCTTCATTACCTACATCTGTGTTTTTTACTGTAGTTGGCAATACATTATTTATGTTATTAATATCATCTTGTAATATACCAACTCTTTCTATATTGTATCTATGAATGGTTTTAGAATTTGTATTCCTAGCTATAGATGATATAGTGTAACTAGGGTTAAGCACAAAAGGATTATTAATGATTGCATGTCTTACGTCACCTTTAGTGTCATTTGCTATAAGCATCTTCCCACTACTCATCTTTTGTCCCCAAATATAATAAGTATCTCTTTCAAAGGTTCTATTAAGTTGTATTCTAATACATTTCCCATATCCAGCAACATCAGATACTCTAATTCTTGAATTGCTAAATGGTACATTAACTATGCTATCATTATTTATCCTATCTCCTCTATGAACTTCATATATGTATATATCAGAAAGTTCGCTTCCAACACTTGCCTCATCTGTAACTCTTATATCTAAATATGTAACATATGAGCCAGTTGGAATATATATATTTCTATCGAAATAAACCGCCCAATCACTACCATGTTTAGTATCACCATCTAGAAGTAATTGTTGAATATAATGTTTGTATTTTATATCTACACTATCATTCAGTTTAACATTAGCATTAAAGATATTTGTACTATCAAAAGTATTAGAGTCGTTTTTACTCGCTTTTGTATTAACAGAAGTAACAACATCATTTAAACTTAATTCTTCTGACAATACAAACCATTGCGGTATATAATTTGTAAGATTTGTTCTCAAAGTAGTTCCTACCGCTGGGAATGACCTACCCTCTGGCCATATTGTTGGCCAGTTGCTACCGCTTGGAGTATTTCCCCACTTCATTCCATTGAAACCAGCTATAAAGTAAACTTGTGTATCAAAAGCAGTATTAACTGGTATCATTATCATTTTACTTGAACTTATATGCCCTAGTGTGTTTTTCACAACTAATGCACTATTTACAGTTAGTATGCGATAAACTTGATTATCATTACTTTTTACTGCTGCTAATTTTATATTATTTAATTGTGTTCCAATCTCTAAATCATCTTTTACTGCAATACAAACATAAGAAATCTTAGTATTAGCACTTACAGTTAGATTAGGAGAACCACACCAGGAAGAATTTTCGCTAATATGATGAACAGCATTAGTATTATTAACAACACTTAAAGCATTATGAAGTAATCTACCGTCTAATAATGTAGTTTTTCCAGTAACTAAATTTTCTTTTGTTTTACTAACGAAACTGTTGGAAATTTTATCCCAAAACTTATTAGCAAAAGCATTTAGTTTATTCTTATTGATTAATTTTGTCATATATAAATAAGGTGGCTATATTTAGCCACCTTTCTCCCTTCTTAATGATTAGTTAAGGTCATTTATCATTGTATCAATTTCGCCATTAGTGATTATTTCTACTTCACTTTTCATTTCATTATTCACTTTTAATTGTAATTTATCTGTTGTAGCTTCTATTTTTAAAGTTACAGCTCCAGTTACATCATTAACACTTGTAACCACTCCATTTTTATCATTTAATTTAATAAACGCGTCTGTTAAATGAGTAAGATTACTACCGCCTTTATTAATACATAGATACCTAGCCCCTGTATCGGTTGCACCTGTAACAACAACAGTATCTCCATTTTCATAATGATTCAATCCTTGCAAAGCACTATCAGTAAACTCGCTAATTTCAAAATACTCTCCAATAGCTATAGATGGCAACATATTAGAGTTTAATTTGCCATCAGCACCTAACTTAACTACTTTCCCAGCTTTTTCTCCTTGTTCTGTTCCATCAGTTGTTTCTGAATGTTTTACATATAGTGAGCTATCTGATTGAGTTTGTTTTAACTTTAATGATAGCGAACCAATACTTTCTCTACCGAATAATTGCATTACTACTGTATTGCTTGTTGTTACATTATCTCCAGAAGTCCAATTTATTACAGTCCCAGGAGTCATAGGCGGTTGAGATTTATTCATATTTACTACATCTTCCGAATGCTTTGGATTTATTCTATTTACAATTTCTAATTCATGTGTAGTACATCTTACTATGAAATAAGTACCATTTTCAAAAGAATCTTTAACAGGAATTCTTACAAATTTCTTTTCTTGTGAATTTTCATTAATAGTATCTACATTAATCTCTACATTATCACATACCACTTTAGTAACTGTATCACCAATTTTACCATTTGTACCTTGTTTTATTGCCCATACATACCATCTAGAAGTTGCACTGGTATTAGCACTACTATTCGGAATATTAACTCTGATATGATCTACATAACCATCAGAAAATGAATCAGTTGTCAGCCTCCTAAATCCTAAACTTCTATCTCTACTACCAACCCCAAAATCTGTACCTATATTTCTATTATCAATTATAGCAACATTATCTGCTGACACATCTTGTTTAAAATCATTCTTATCTGTTAATCTTGCATAAGATGCCAAATCAATTTCAAGTTGATTTTGTCCACTTTTTCTTGTAAAGGTCAACTTTTTATCTTCACTCGAATTTGGAGTTAATGTCGCACCAACAAAGGCTTCATCATATCTTTCTTTTATTTTTGCCCATAATTTTGTTGCAAAATAACTTAATTTACTTTGAGTTATTAATTTAGAATCGCTATTTGCTGCAGCTGCAGCTGCTACTTCTGCTTCTTCTACTGTTCTTTTTGTTTTAGCCATAATAATTTCCTCACTTTACATTTTTTATATTTTTTAATTTAGACTGTTTAATATATTGTCTATATCTTTATCTGTTACAAGCGGAATTACTCCAACTACCGCCGAGCTAGCGTTTTTAAACTCATAACTATCTCCACTTGCTGAAATACTAACACTAGTCATAGCATTAGTTGGGCTACCGCCTCCAGAACCTAATAATAATTCTACTAAATCTAATTCAGTTCCATCATATGCTAATAAAGTTCCAGACTGTGGATGCATAGAATATCCACTAGGCATAACAACTTTATTTCCTTTTAGTAGCTCTGAATATTTTAAAATTTCACCCGTTTTAGGGTCATAAATTGCATCACTTTTTGGGTGCATTTTTGACATAACATCTTCTGCTCCTTTGATTTATTATATAAAAATTGTTCACTTCAAGACTGGGGAACGGGTAATTTCTTATTTTCTAAATGCAGTTACAAAACCACCATCATATCCTTTAGCGGATAAATTTTTTACTCTTTGCTCAGCTAAATTCTTATCTTTAAATGATCCTGCTATTACTCTGTACCATGTCTTTTCATCTTTTACAAATGCTTCTAAAAATACACCACTAAATCCATCTTTATCTAATTTTGATTTTCTATCAAGTGCATACTCTTTATTATTAAAGCTTCCTGAAATTGCTCTATAGTATACTTCTTCATTAGGTACTGGTATAGGAGCAGGTACTGATACTGATATAGTCTTATTCAATATACCTTCTACTATAGCTTTGGCCATGCTTTTGTAATTATATAAGTCTATATCATCTTTATCATCAACAAAGCAACATTCTACTAGCAGTGATTGTCCTTTACTATTTTTTAATACACCTAATTTTGTTCTAGTTTTTACCCCTCGATTTTTATATCCTAGACCTTCTATTTTCGAGCATATTCTTTTAGCTGTATCATACTTAGTTCCAGATGTATTATAAACTAATACCTCTACTCCTGTACTTTTGCCATTTCCAGTCTTATCATTTGCTCCTGAGTTAAAATGAATCGATATATGTAAGTCTATATCTGAATAAGAGTTCATTTTTGATACTTGTTTATTTACTATATCTGATACACTTGTACCATTTTCAACTGTACAGTCATATACTGTATGACCTTCTTCTTTTAGTAATCTTATGACTTCATTTTTAACATTTCTATTTTCTGTTGATTCCTTTATTAATCCTATAGCTCCACAAGCTACCTTATTATCTGGATTATGTCCTGCATGTACTGTAAATCTCATATTATTTTCCCTCCAATACTTTGTCTAATTTATTTTCTATTTTGCTTAATCTTTCATTTAGTTTATTATTTTCTTCTATTAATTCTTGATTAGCTTTCCACAGAACTGAAAGCGTGTTTAATATATTTAAACTTATTTCATCTTCATATAACTTTTCATCTGTTAATGTAGTAATACATTTATTGTAGTTATTTATATTTTTAGTTCTATTATTTTGTATTAATTTGAAACTATCTTCATCTTCGATAACATCAATACTATCTAATATATCAAAAACACTATTAATCTTTTTAGCAGAACGTGAAATGCTTGAACGATACGACATATTAAAGTTTCCGGCATACACAACTCCTCTATCACCACCTGTAGTGACAAAGTGTATACTACTTAATCCAGCCATGAACATTTCACCAAGTCTTATATAATCACACTCGCGTTGAGTATTTCCACCTTGAGGAAGTAGAATCACCCCTCTACTTAGGTGTAAAGAATCGCCTTTTCCTCTAATGGCTCCATTAAATTTTGCATCTCCATTATTAGTAATAGTCCAAGTATCAGCACCACCAACACTACCTTTTCCTGACACTGTTCCGCTGACTACAAGGTCATTATGGACATTTACACCTGGGAATGTAGCTATTCCAGCTTCAGTTATACCCCAGTTAACCGAAGTTCCTGATCGTATTCCTTTTGTGAATGAAGTCAATCCTGTTACAGTTCCGCCTGTTAAAGGAAGTCTTTTGCTTATTTCACTATCTTGTTGAGGTTGTTTTCTAACCAACTCATATCCATTCATTTTTTACTCCTTTCTAATATAAAAAAGAGCAATCTTTATCTATTTATAAAGATTGCTCTTTTTCATTATTAAGCTAATGCTGCTCTTAATATCTCAAATGTAAAGTGATCATTTTGCAAGAATTGTACTCCACTTGCAGGTGTTATTTTAGCTGTTTGAGCATTTCCAACTGTTAAAGAGTAATGCTTCGTTGGATGAAGTCTTACTCCACTTAAGTACACTCTTACAATATCTGTAGCACGAACTTCCGCTCCTATAAGTACTTGAGTTGCAGTTGCAGTTGAAACAGTAGCTTCCTTAATATCCATAGTTAAATTAACTTTAGCATTTACATTTGGTAAAGTTATAGTCTTAGTTTGAACACCAGTAACTCTACCCTTTGCATCTGTAGTAATTGAACCTATGGCTGTGAAGGTTCCACCGTGATTAGGGCTTTCTGATGCAGTAGTATTTGATCTCTTAACATTTGAAAGTGAGGTATTAATTACTGCATCTGCTGAACCATCAAATTGAGCTGAACCTGTAGCATCGCCTTGAAGCGTTATAGCTCTTGAATTTTGCAACTTTGTAGCTGTACTTGAATTACCAACAACTCCACCAGTAACAGTTAAATTTCCACTTATAGTTTGTCCACCTGTTGTATTTATTAATTTTGATGTATCTATACCATCTAGCTTACTCTTATCTTTTGAGCTCATTAAACCATTTTGTGAAGTTGTTGCAACTGGTATAGTTGAGAAATCAGCTATTTTTTTCCATGTAGCACTTTCATCATCATATCTATATATTTCATTTGTATCATTTACAGATGCAGTCCAACCTTCTTTTGCATTAGGATATGTTGTTTTTAATGCAGCATAATTAGCAACAGAAGGCTTCCATTGAAGTCCATCTATAGCTGCAGTAACCTTATTATCTATATTAGTTATATTTGTTCCCATAGCATCTAAACGGCCTTTTAGATTAGGATATTGAGTGTTTCCATCGTTTCTAGCATTTGTTACTTCAGTAACCGTATTATCATGTATTGCTTGTTTTCTAATTAATTGAATTGCATCCATTTTTAATCCTCCTATGCCTATTTAAATTTTATTACCTCAAAATAAATTTGTATATTTTCATTCCATGTTCCATCTACGCATGTAATTGTTTTCAGTTGTTTATTAAGTGTATATGCTACATTTTCAACCATTTTTGCACCTGATATATATACATTTAATTCATCTTCAATTGAATTGTAGTCATCAATAGGAACAACTATAGATTTTGTTGGTTGAGTTAATATCGTTGTTTCCGTTAATTTTTTATATGTAGTAATAGTTGTCCCGCCTCCACCATCTAATTTATCAAGTCTTGTTTTCAACTCATTTATTGCATTTACAATAATCTTTTCATTAGTTCTTAAATGATTAATATTTCCAACTTCATTAGTATATTGACTAACTAATAAATAATCATTTAATTTCACAAGTATATTTCCAAGTGCTGATTGAACATTATTAGCTCCAAGTATATTCGATGTTAAAGTTACGTTATTGGCTCCAATTGTCGGATTATTATATTCTATACTATGAGTTCTTCTAAATGTACATAATAGAACTTGATCACCATTTTTAAATGTTTTATCACCGATAGCCGTTATAGTTTTAGCACTAGAATTTAATGTGAAATCTATTCCTTTTATTTGCTTTACACCACTTAGATATACTTCTACATCATTATTAGCTTCATACTCATTCCAACTAGAAAAAGATATTGTCTTATTATCCTGACTTACATTTATAACGTGATGTAACATTGCAATAGTATTTAAATTCTTTAATTCTAATAATAATTGCTCTACTTTTAAAATACTTTCTAGCAGTCCTTTATAATCGCTATTTGATTCAATAGCACCTTTATTAGCATGAAGTGATTCTAAACAATTGATATAAAAAAACTTAGAACTAAATATTTCTCCATTTTGCATTATCACAAGTTCAACTATTATATTTCCAACTGATGATAATGTATTAGCATCAACAGGTATGGTTATATATTTTTCACTTCCAGTTGTAACTTCACAAGATATAAAAACTTCTTTATTATCAGGCTTTCTAAATATAGCTTTAAATGATAAGTCTTTATCTGATATATCAAATTCTTGACCTTTGCTGTATAGTCTTGCTTTTATAAAACGAGATTTAGTGTCATATTGCTTCATATTTATTTTAGGAATAAATTCATTATCTGATAGATCCAAATCTATCTCATGAGCAAAATTTTTAAAATTTATCAAAAATACACATCTCCTTTCTATCAAAATAAAAATGAGCACTCAAATCCGTTAATAAATCGAATTTATTGCTCATTTTTTATAACTTTATAAAAAGTCTTATTTCTTTCTTCTTCATATCCTTTACGTTTAGCAGTTACAACATATTTAAACGTGAAATCATTTCTATCTGATTCAACTATAAAATAATCTTTAGTTTGTTCTTTTATTCTATAATCTCCCCAGCCTTGTTTTATAACTTCTACTGTATAATTTAAATCTAAGTTAACACTTTCTTTAAATATATTATCTAATAAAATTACTCTTTCATAAGATCCTGTACTAGTTTCTTCTACTGTAAATACTTCCATACTTCTATCTGTTAGATAAGATTCGCAATCTTCAACTGAATAATATAAAACATCACCATACTTTTCTGTTGATTGAACACAGTTTTTATTCCCATTTACAGTAAAGTTTCCATTAATATGTAAACCTAAATCTGACTGAATTGTATTCGCAGTAGTTGTATATAAAATATCATTATTTCCTTTCCAGAATGAGAATCCGTTTGGCGTACAATTGAAGTATTTTCTACCATTGCTAGCAAAAAATGTTTCATCTTCTGATATTAAACTATATCTATTATTAGTTTTGCTATTATATAAATTTAATTCATTTTTATCAAGGAGTAGCCTATTATTAACAGAGTCCGTTTCTCTTATAATAAAGTTATTTTTAAGTTTGATTACAAAATTATTTGTATTAGAGTTATATATTGAGTTTATATTATGTCCAAACCATAATTGGCGACCTCTAAATTCAGTTTCTTCAAATATAGTGATTGGAATAGATGTAATATTATCTATATTGTCTTTATCAAATCTCATATAACTATAAAAAGAATTATTTCTTTCATATGCAAGAGATAAGTAACTGTTAGTTTTATTAGCTAAAACTATTCCAGGAATATTTTCATTACCGTTCATTCTTGATGAATAAACTTGTCCAATAACATCATCTCCATCCCAATTATAGAATTTCATAGTTGTTCCGGACAGTTCTATTGCATTTTTACCTTTATATTTAGTTATAATACCATTTGAGCCACTAAGATCTATTTGTAAACTTCCATCTTTGTTTTGAATTAATATAGCACTTAATATACCAGTTGAAATTAAACTTGCATTTATAACTCCATCTATTGTGAATCCATATTGATATGGTCCAGCATATCCTGTTTTAGAAAATCCTAATCCATTTTTATTTAATCTGATTACATTTCTTGCAGCATTTAAATCTTTATTATCTGCAACTATAATTTCATTTTGACGAGGTATAACATAACTATCATTTACTCCAGCATTGATCATAGATTGAATAACATCTTGTAAGTTATTGTTATTACTATTAGATATAATACTTTGCAACTCTGATAAAATATCACTTGTTGTTATAGATTTCTTAGATATATCATTATTACTTAATTCAATTTCTATAACTTTTTGAGTTAATACATTATATCTCCTACCAATAACCCTAACATGAATATTTATATTATGTTTTTCTTCAAATACAGATACTGTATCACCTAAATATACTCTTTCTGCTTGAATATAATTTTTATATTCATCTGTTTGCTCTAAATATATAAAGTTAATTCTATAATCTGCTCTTAGTTCATCTATATGTTTTTCAGTAAATTCAAGTTCTGCTCTTCTTATCAATTCTTTTTGAGCTTCAGCTAAAGTATCATAACCTTCATCATTATTATCATCTTTAACTCTTATATCATCATACTTTATTTCTCTAGTTTTTATAGAACTATAATTATTAATTAATTTACTATCAACATATTTACCAGCATAAATTCCATTGTAACCTACTGCTCTTATTCTAGTAACTACATTATCTATATCTGTATTAGCTTCAAATCCAGTTAAATTTTTTCTAGACCTTATTTCTACACCTCTATCTTGCCCTATCTTTTTATTAATAGTAAGATTATATCCTCTTCTTAAGACTTCTCCACCCCATCTATCTAAAAATGATTGATCACAATCATGTATAGCTTGATACACGCTCATTCTTTGATAATATGCAGTAGAAGAATTATCTATATCAGAAAATACTTCTATATCCTTTTTACCGATAGAATTGTTTTTCAAGTCTGTAAGAGCAGCTAATCCACTTGTATTCGTGGGTCTTATATCTTCAATCCACATATCTAATGTTTCAGATATAGTTATTTGTCTAGCAAATATTTCTATTCTATTTTGATATTTAGTTACTTTAGATATTCTGTATATCTCATAATCATAATCTAATAATACTTTTATAATAGATTCTTCTTTAATATTCTTATAAAGTCCATCACTATCAGTAATGAATGTAGCATCTAGTTCTGAAGTACCATCTATATTCTCATAAGGAACACAACTTATACATATATTATCTAAAATATAATCTCCATTTCCAAATAGCACATCTCTTTTTAAAGTATTTTTATCATATATACATATTTTTGTACTTACTTTATTTGACATAATAATTACCTATAAATATGCTGTTCTTTTTAGTAACTCTATTTTAGTTACATTTCCAGTCCAGCTTATATTATTAATTCCTTTTGTTAATATTGGAAATCCACCACTCATATCTCTTGATTTACTTTGTTGATTTTTATTTAGACATAATAAAAACTTACTATCTAACTCAACATATTCATCAATATTTTTGATTTGAATAGTTTCAGAGTTTATAGTAAGTTCTATATTTCCACTTCCATATATTTTTAATTTAGGTTTTCCTTTAGCATTTCCCATATAGTATATTTTTTCAGATTTAGTTAATATCATCATCTTATCGTATATATCATACTTAAATGGTTCTAAAGTAAATGTAACCGATATTGTATTGTATTTTTCAAAATCTCTACTTATATTATCAACAACAACATTTTTTACTATATAATATCTATTTGGCATAAAACTAAGAATTAATTTATTATCTTTTACATTATATAACCAATCTAGGATTTCTTCTTGATGATCTATAATATTTTTTAAGTTTTTACTCCTAAAAGTTATTGGCAATTCTATAGGAAGATATTCTCCTGTTCTAATTATATATCCATTGACCATTTCTATTGTTTCATTTGCAACCGGTATATTTGCCATATCAGTTATAGCTAGTCCTAAATCTTTGCTAGAGTTGAGGTTATTAAAGACTATATTTGTAATAAATTCATCCATTTTAACACCTCCTAGTATGTGAATTTTGGATTTCTAGTATTATACTTTTCAATTTCATTTGAGTATGGTGCTAATGCTCTTGCAACTTCTCTTCCATCAATATTTAAGGATTGTTTATTATCTTTTATTAGATTATTTTGTACAGTAAGTATATTAATCATAGTCATCATTAAATTTTCAAGTTTAGATGTATCTGTTGAATTAACTGTATTTTTAGAACTATTTCTGCTATTATTTTCATTAGTTGAGGCATTACTTCTTGTATAATTACTAGCGTTAAAGTCAATCCTATTTATTTGCCTTGATACTTCTCTCTTTATCTCACTAATCATCATTTCAGTTGATGCTAAGTTAGTTTTAACTTTAGTTCCTCTTGGGAGATACGCATGATCTCCTTCAAATGATGAGTCTATCGCTAAAGCTCTAGTACCTCGTGGAGCATCTATTAACTCCCATCCTTTTTCATTTACAGTATGTATACCCTCAGGTGCAGAATTTGTACCTATAGCAAACCCTTTACCACTAAATAAATTCCTTAACCTTTTTCCTAAACTATTTATACTTCCACCATCACTAACATTGATTGTAGCTTTTTTGCCATCTAAATCTTTAACTTCTTTTTTTGTATTTTGTAGCTTTTTAATAACTTCATCAGCATTTTCACCAATCTTCATTGGATTGCCATTAACATCTAATATAGCCTGTTTAACTCTCCCAGAGCTATCCTTAACTTCTTCTAATTTACCTATAATCTTTCCGCTTGCATCAACTATATTATTTTTAGTATCTAAATAAGCATTCCTTATAGCAAGATTAGCTACATTAACTCCATCTTGTGTCATTCGCCAGCTAGCAACTTCCTTTTGTAAAGTCTTAGCATCCTCTTTAGTCATAGAAGCTATATTATTGCTATTAAGGTCATATAATGCTTTAATTTGCCCAGTCTTTTCATCTATATTAACGTATAAATTATCCCATGTTTTAGTAGTAGTATTATACATTGTATGATAACCATCTTCAGTTATTTTATTTAAGTTCTTATAATGATTTTCCGCTTGTATAAATCTTTCATAGTAAACTTTATCACCATTTGCTAATATTTCACCATTATACTTATTAATTACTCCAACAAGGTTCTCATTTCCACTTATAGCAGCATTATATGAATTATCCCAGTACTGTTGATTTTTTTCTAACTGTTGATTCTTACTTTCTTCTAATCTTGCTATTGTTTCATCTACATACTTCTTATCTTCTTTAGATAGCTTGTCATATCCTTGCATAGATTGAGCTATTAAAGTATCATATTTAGTTTCAATAGCAATTCTTTCTTCTTCATATTGATGATATCTTTGTTGTAAAAGATCAGATGCACCTTGTGCATCTAGTGTTTTTAATCTATTTAAAAACTCTTGTTGAGCATATTCTATTTCATAAGAGTTATTTGCTTGTGCTTCCAATTCAATTTGTTTTATTTTATTATATCTATCCTGAATAGCAGTCATTTCTTCACTAGTTAAAGCTCTACCTTCAGCAAATGCTTTTTTCTCTATATCATTTATTTCATTTCTAAGATTTTCACATTTTTGAAGTTCTTCTGTAGTCCTGTTATTCCACCATTCAGTTAATGCAGCTTCATTTTCATCTATTGTTCCATCAATAGAAAATGCTGAATTTAATCCATCTTGTAATGTTTTGTTTTTAGATTCTATAGCATTTTTTGCACCTTCTAATGCACTATCAACTCTACCTATTAAAGCTTTACCTTCAGATTCAGAAAATACTCCATCTAAGTTCATTTCATGTAATGACATACCAAATTCATGTACATCTGTTGTCATAGATTTTACTTTTTCCTGAAACTCACTTGATATTTTACTATTAAAATCTGAATATACTAAGCCTAACTCTTCAAGCTCTGCTCTAGACTTAGCAGTACCACTAGTAAGACTTAACATTGCTTTTTCCATGAAACTTAAATCTTCTGATGCTGTTGTTACTTTTGTATTCATAGCATCTTGATATTCATTATATGTATATATTCCAGCACCTAATACACCAATAGCACCTGCAACTAATGGTATATTACTACCTAATAAACTTAATGCTTTTGTAGCTCCACCTATTCCTTTTGTCATTATTGTTGTATATTTTTCTGATGAGCTTAATGTTTTAGATAATTCACCTATACTACCTACAATTTTACCTATTCCACTTGTGAAACTACCTACAACTTTTAATGCTCCACCTGTAGCTGTTGCAAATAGACCCATTCTTATTATAGCTTGTTGAGTATCTTCATCTAAACTTCCAAACCATTCTATTAATGCAGTTAAGTGTTCTATTAAATCATTCAAATGTGGAAGTAACTTTTCTCCTACTTGTATGCCTAATCCTTCTAAAGCACTTTTCATCTTTTCAATATTACCTTTTGCATTATCTTGCATAGTTTGTGCCATTTTATCAAGCGAACCATTAGAATTTTCTATTTTTGTTGAAAGCTCTTGTAATGATCCACCACTTTGCTCAACTAATTCTATAAATTGTGATAAATAGTTTTGTCCAGCTATATTCTTAGCGTGGAATGCTTGTTGTTCCTGATCAAGTTCACCAAAAGCCTTATTTAATTGACCTAAAACATTCTCTAATCCTAAGAATTTGCCTTCATTATCAAATACTGATATTCCTAATGCATCTAGTGAGTTAGCCGCTTCCTTTGGTGGCTTTGCTAATCTAGTTAACACCGTTTGTAATGCTCGACCACTCTCGCTACCTTTATATCCAGCATTTGCAAGAATACCAAGTGATGCTGATAGTTCATTAGTATTTATACCTAATGTCTTTGCCATACCACCTGTTTCAATAAATGCTTCCATCAAAGAATCTATATTTGTGTTAGTTAATGTAGATGTTTTTGCTACTTGGTCTAAGTATTTATCTAAGTAACCAACTTCTAGTCCAAGTGCAGACATAGAATCCGTAACCAAATCACTTGTTCTTGCGAGATCTAGATTTCCAGCCTCACTCAATCTTAAAACTGGCTCTAATGCAGTAAGCATAGTTTGAGTGTCCCATCCAGCTAGTGCCATATACCCTAGAGCATCTGCTGCTTGAGTAGCACTTTTAGAAGTTGACTTCCCCATCTCTTTAGCTTTTTCTTCTAATAACTTTAAATCATCACCAGTTGCACCTGAAATTGCCTGTACATTAGACATAGCTGACTCAAAGTCAACACTAACCTTAGTAGCATATCCTGCGAATGCTACAATTGGAGCAGATAGTCCTATCATAGCATTTCCAGCACTATTTATCTTTTGTCCTGCACTATCTAGCTTAGAACCTAAATTTTCTAATTTTTCACCTGCTTCAGCTAGTTCTTTTTTCATTTTATTTGTATCAAAGTTATTGATAGCATTATTAGTATTATTAATTTCTTCCGTCAACAATTCTAGCTGTGCTTCAGTTTCTTTTACACCATTTTCAGCATTCTTAAGTTGATTTCTATATGTATTTAACTGCTTTTCTGCTTTTTGTATTGATTCAGTATTTTCATCTTCACTAGCTTTAAGTTTTTCTAACTCTTGTGTTTTCTTAGTAATACCTTGTCTAGCAGTTTCCATTTGCTTTTTATATGCTTCTAGCTTTGATGTTTGAACAGTCATTTTCTGTTCTAATAAACTTAATTTCTTTTTAAGACTATCTAAGTTATTATCAAATCCTTTGCTACTTTTAGATGCTAAGTTATATTGAGTATCTAATGACTTAAGTTCTTTATTTAAAGCTCTAATCTGTGTTGTGGCACCTTTATCTTGTACTCCTAGCGTAACCAATAATTCCTCATTAGCCATTTTAACACCTACTTTTATATAACTTTTAATACTTCCGTATTTTCTTTAAATGTATTTTCACTATTTTTTCCTTGATTTTTATATAAATCATTATGAATATTTATTTGAGATATAACTTTTCTTAAAGTTGAGTTCCAAAACTCTCGTTCTTGTCTATTTAAAATAGTTGTATACACATAATAAAGCCAATCTATATCTATTTCTTTACTTTCCTTTTTTGTTTTTGTTGAACTTTTTTTTTATTGTTACTTACTTGTGGCATTGAAGCACTTACTAACTGTATTACATCTAACGTATGACTTAATAAAAGTCCAATAATATCAAATTCAAATAATTTTTCACCTATCGGAACTTCTGGATCATCTTTTGGTCTAATACTTGAAGCCATGAAATACAGTAATGCTTTATCATCATATTTATTAATCAAATGAATAGCATTTAAAAAACCCATGCCTGATAATTCTTGAAATAAATTAATTGAATTCATGTCAAAACACATAATATATTTTTTATTTCCTAGAATAATCTCTTTGCTTTTCTTAGTTAAGTTTCCCATTAAATTATTCCTTTCTATGAAATAAGCCAGCAAAACGCTGGCTATAATTAATTATTCTGTTGGTTTTTTAGCTTTAAATTGAACTTTTGTAAAGAATTCATTAAACTTTTTATTAACTTCACCAGTATCTGATGATGTTTGTGGTAGTGTTGAAGAATCCATAACAAATTTTAAAACACCAGTTAAGTCTACATCAACCCCACTATTAGACTTAGTCTTAATTTTACCTGTCATAGGAATAGCTTGACCTGATAAACTATCTCCAACAAAATTAAATGAATCTGTTTTAGTTTCACCATTTTCATTATCTTTAGTTAATTTACAGTTATAATATACAATTCTATCTTTTGAACCATCAGAATAATTTTTCTCAAATAAAATTGCTACTTGTGGAGCAACAGCAGTTGTTTTATATTCTAATTCACCAGTAGCATGACTTTGACCAGTTAATTCAGCTTCAATGGCTCTTGTTATATTAGAAAACTCTAAAGATAAATCAGCTCCAACTAATTCTTTTATATATATATTTCTTAAGTTGTCTGCATAATTTGAACCTTCTGCATATGTTTCAGTTATAGATAATGTTTCTAATCCTTTTATCGACTTTGGATCATCAAAAGCATTATTAGTTGTGTTGAATACAGCATAATGTGCATTTGATATTCCAGTTGCTTTTTTACTCATATTTTATACCTTCTTTCTTTAAAATCTTAATTATGTAAAACTATTGCAAAAGTAATTGCAGTACAAAAAAAGCCAGTATCATTTGCAACTGTAGATGCTACTGACTTTCTCATAAATCCTGCTTTTTGCATAGCTATAATTATATCTTTTTTATTTTTTTCTATATTAGATTTACAATATAGATTAATCATAACTGTATATTTTGTTGCCTTTTCTTCATTATCTGCGCTCCAAGATGGTATGGCTGTATAATTATATACAATACACTCATTTTTATCAGATAATCTAGTTATAAAGTAGTTAGGTAGGTCCATATCACTTAAAGCATTTTTTACTAATGTACTTATCATTTCATAGCTTCCCTAATTTCTTTTCTTATTTCTTTTTTTAGTTCTTTTAATACACCTTGTTCTAAATTTTCTATTGCATTTGTAAACCAAAACTGATGCATATTAGTATATATAGAAGTAGGATACCCCATCATGAATTGATGATAACCATAATGGTGGAAATATAAGTGTTTCCATTCTTCCCATGGAGCAGAATCATTTTTTAATCCAATTTCAACAAAATAATTTCCATTTCTATATTCTCTTGAGTCTACTTTTCCTATATAGTTATATCCTTTATTAGAAAACTTACTTGCTTCATTTCTTAGTCCTGATTCAACTGTTTTAGCTACTTTATTTACAGATTCTTTAGCTTTTAAATTAGATAATTTATTTAATTTATTAGTTAATGAGTTCATTCCCTTTAAAGTTATAGCCATTATTCCCATCCTCCAATATTTATTTGGATATACTTATTTTCTTCTCTTATATTAGACATATTAGCTATCTTATACAGTTTATTATTATATAAGACTTTATACTTGTTAGTATCTTCAACATCAAAGTTATTTAAGTGTTTAGGAAATCTAGCTGTAATAGTTTTTGTAATAGATGATCTATCTCCATCTTCAACATCCTTGTTATATGAAGTATTTTTTCTAATTCTACCTTTTGTAGTCCAAATAGTTGTCCAACTTTCAGTAGGTATATTATCATCATCTATACTCTTTTTTAATTCTTGTATTTCAAATCTACTCTTAAAATCTCCAGGGTTGATTGTGTACATAATCTACAATAAATTAAATGAATGCATATTTAATATACTTTCAACTATTACATTTACAGGAACTCCATTATTACTATCTAACATAAACTGCCTTCTATCATACATATCACTACACAAGCATAAAAGAGCTATAGTTAAATCTTCATATTTATCTAATTTTTCATCATCACTTATGCCTGTTCTATTCTTAATAAAGTGTTTACTTGAATCTAATAATAATTGAACTGTTTTATCTTTTTCTTCAGGTGCATTAATATAATCTTTAATCATTTCTAAAGTAATTTCAGATATTTTCATAAAATCATTCCTTTTTATAAAAATAGGACAGATATATTATCTGACCTAAATATATTTATTAAGATTTCATTTTTAATCTAGCTATTTTATTTTCATCAGCTATCTTAGCATCTATTTCAACATATGCACATATACCTACTGCATATTGAGTTGCATATTTTTCCATTAACATTTGTATTTCCATTGATTTAGTCATCTTAACTGCATATCCTGAAGCATCCATATATAACATTACATTTTGACCTGCTGCTATATTTTTTGGCATACTATCTGATAAATAAACTGGTTTACCTAATATTGTATATCCAAATGGAGCAGTTACATCTGCATTTAATATAAATTGTCCATCAGCAGTTTTTAATTTTCTTAGAGCTTTTAATATATCTTTATGCATAATCCACATACAGTTCTTTTGATATGCTGAAGGTATAGCCATTTGTACATCTACTAAATCCGTAGTATCAAGTTTATCTTGATTTGCAGCAACTACTTCATTAGTAGTATTTATAGCACCTTGTATTTTGCCTGCATTTGCGATTAGCATTTCTTTTTCTAAAAATTCAACTATTGTTTTTGCAACCTTATTTACTATAAATGATCTAACATCAAAATTAGCTCTATTTAATAGCGATTTAGACATTTTAACTAATACACCTATTATTTGGTTAGTTAGATTTATAGTTTCAAATTGTGCTGTACTCTCAGTTAACTCTGTAAACTCATTTACATATGAAGCAGCTATAGGAGTTGCAACACCACCTGCACTACTTGACGTAGCTTTGAATTTAGGTAATCTTAATTCACCTGCTACATGATATATATCTGCATGATCTAATAATGGACATAACTCTTTTACTGTATCTATTATGTCAGATGCTATTGTTACTGGTATTATTCCACCATTATTCCCTGCTGTTAAGTTTCTTATCTCTCCTGTTGCTACAGCATCTATAAATTGTCTTTCTTCTTTTTCAACTTCTTCCTGCTGTCTTTCTTCAGTAGTTTTTTCAGAGTTACCAGTTGCTCCAGTTATATTACTTTTATCAAAACTTCTTAATTCTTCTTCATTAGCTATTACTTGCTCTAATCCTCTGATTTCTGATTTTATTTCTTCAACTCTTGATTTTTCCTCTTCTGTAAATGATCTAGTTTCCTCTTTTGCTTTATTTAATATGTCTTCCATTTCATTTAATAATGAATTTTTCTTTTCATATAGTTTTTTCATGTCTTATCTCCTTGTTTTAATAAAATTTTCTATATCAAAAAGAGCAGACATATCTTGATTTAAGATATTATCTGCTCTTCCTTCTATTATTTTATTAGATTTATGATTTTCTTCTTCTAATTCTATTGAAAATGCTCTAATTTCTGTATTAGTTTCATTTTCACTTCTATGCTCTACATTAACCATAGATCCAAAGTAAGCTGGAGTAGTTTTACTATCTAATAAACTTACTTCTATTAATCGTATTTCTTGTAATGTCCTTAATTTTAAACCATTATCCCAATTTCTAAAATTGTCTTTTATAGCTTGAAAACCATAGCTAAAACCACTAAATCCACCATTTTCATATGCTTTTCTAACTTCTTCATGATTTACAGTCGCATCTATTTTTAAACCTATATTATCTTCAGTTAATTTTAAATTTCCTTCATCTAGTGAACCTAAATTGATATTGTGATTATGATTTAATAAGAACTTTACATTAGAACCACTATTTAATGCTCTTGTAAAGCATCTAGGTTCAACTCTTTCTACAAAGTTATCACCTTTTCTATCTTTAAGTACTCTTGATGGTTTATCTGTTATATTAACATATCCAGTTATATGTAAACTCCCATCATCAAGCAATCTTATTTCCATCTTCATTCACCTCCTTACTAGTTGAAAATAATGTACTATTACCAGATATTATTTCACCAGTGTTTGGAGTATAAAGTTCCTTAGTATCAGTATTATAAATTATATGACCTAAAGACATTTTTATTATATCCATACCTTCTATTGCATCTAAATTTTCTTGATATCTACATTCATTTGGTGTCATTATTCCACTTTCGATAGCAACTTTATAAGTTTCAAATCGTTCTTTTACATTACCTTTTAGTAGATCTCTTGTATCGAATGCAAAAAAGCATCCTTCTTCTTTTTCAGTTTCTAATAGCAATGTCTTGTTAAATGCATCTGCTAATTGTTCTAATAAAGGAATTATTGTGCTTTTTATAAAATTATTATATTGATCATTACTTGCAGTTCCATTTATAACACTTGCTGGTATTTTTAAAATAGACAATATATCTAAATCATTATTCTTTCTAGTATTTAGTATCTCTAGTTCAGTTGAAGTTTGACTTAATTCATGAAAATCTAACCCATCATTTAATATTATTGCAGTTGAGCTCTTATTAACATTTCTATTATATAGACTAGACCATGCTTCTTTTAATGCATCCATTGCTGCTTCTCCAAGTTTGTGAGCTGATTTAACTACACCTCTTTTTATTCCTCCAGCTGCGATATTATCACTAGAGAAAGCTAATGTATTATAAGTTAACTCTAATAGATTACTATTTTCACTTAATAAGCCTTCTCCACTTAATCCATCTAAAGTATTTTGTGTAAATATAACAAATTCATAAGTATCATAATATTTCCCATTTACTAATATTTTTCCATCCTTAAAAATAGGATCATAATTAGGTAAAATACTTACTTTTTTTGCGTCGACATAGTGTAAAGATTTAATATTATTTCTATATTTATTTACATATAAATAAGCATTTCCATATAGTATAAAATCTCTTACTAGAGCGTGTTTTATATGAAAACTATTAAGAGTATCTCCACTCTCTTTATTTAATAGATTTAATCTATAATCATCTACACTCTCGACTTTTCCATCAATTTCTTTATAAAATTTTATTTCTAAACTAGATACTAAATCAGCTATAAAACTAATTCCACCTTTAAGACTGGGTATCTGTAAAGCTATATCTTTTGTAACTATATCTTTTGAATTTTCTTCTCCATTTAGAACTTTAGATAGTTCATCTTGTGGACCAATATTTTTAAACTCTCTCTTTTCTTTTTTAAAGAATCTGAAAAATTTCAATTTATCATCTCCTTTCTAGCAAGTTTGAACTGCCCACGATTCCTCTTCACCTATTACAACTACTTGTTGTAATAAATAAAGTGCATTTACCATTGACATTACCATGTCTATTTTCCCATTACTTTTCTTTTTATTAAGATATTTATTAAGATTTGTATCTTCTGTTTGAACACAGTTTGTAAAGTTAATTTCTAGTAATTTATTTTCATTGTAAACAAACTTTTTATTAAGAATATATTCCTTTAGCCATTTAATCGGACTATGTAATACACTTGAATGTTGTCTTACTTCTACTAGATCATAATGTTCTTTTAAATCTTCTCTTGTAGAGTTCATATCTCTCAAATCATATCCGATGGATACTATATTTACGCCATATTTATCTTCTATAGACATAATAAAATCCCTTACAAAGTTGTAAGAGATAGTATCTTCACCACAATCAAAGCAGTTTCCTAATTCAATTTCATTATTATAATTAACTTTCTCTTTAGTAGATTTCTCTGATACTCTTTCAGTTGGTATAAATGCCCATGATTTGGCTAGTATTTTATCATTATAATAGTCATAACTAACCATGGATACTGCTGTATTATCATCACTACTTGCTAAATCTATGCCTAAATATACATCTCTTCCATTCCAATCTATTTCTTCATCTGATTTACATGCCTTTATTTGTTCAGAATTTATATAACCTTCTGTTCCTTGCGATTTATATTGAATATTATTATGTTTACAAAGATAATTTTCTCTTTTACTTTCATATTCAATTGCCATAGCTCTTTTTTTAATTATTGATTTAAATATATCATTATTATTAATTGAAACAGGATTAGATTGATATATAACATTATCATCAGTTCTCCAATTAACTCTTATTTCTTCGTCAGGTTCATATAATAATGCAAAGTATCTTCTATCATCTGTCATTCCATCTAATGTTTTCTTTGCTATATCTATCTCTGTAAGCATAACATTATTATCGTTTGGATATTGAGTACTAATTACAATACCTAACTTATCTTTTAGAGTTATTTGAGAAGATCTCATTGCCTCCAATGGATAATCAGGTAGCAATCCAGCTTCATCTATATTAAATACTGCTGCTAATTTACCATCTAGGCTATCATTACTGTATGCTAGAGGTGTATATTCACTCTCAGTAATATTACACTTAATAATATCATTATTTATTTTGAACTTTTTTTTCAATGCTGGACTACATTTTATAATTTTTCCTACTGCAAGTTTTAACTCGCAAGATAATTTATAGTTTGGTGCAACACTAAAAAATCTACTAAATTCAGGTTCAATAATTAAACAAATAATAAATATTATACCTGCTGTAAAAGTTTTAAAGTTTTTTCTTGAAATCTCTAATAGTCCTGTTTCATAATATCTGCTATTATTTTCTCTATATCTTGTACATAAAACTGCTATTATAAAGAACCATTGGTAATCTTCTAAGCTATCATACATTGAAAGTCTTGTATCTGGATGTACCATAAGTTCAAGTATTGTACATATTAAATCAAAGTCTGATTCATCAATATAGGCTTCATCATCTAAACCATCTACAATATCTATCCAATGCTTAGCTTGTTTCTTTACATATCGACCTACTTTATTATCTTCGTTGTTAATACACCAAATGGCATATTTATAAGCCTTCGATTCTTTTATCATTTTCTATTTTTCAATGCCTTTAATAATGGATCTTCTTCTGCTTGTTTATTTTTCATATCGATAACAGAAAGTTTAGCACGATCAGCAGGACTTAAACCTAATCTAATACTATTACTTAAATACATAGCATGAAAATCTTTGTAAATATTGACTGAAGGATTTTTATAAAACTTCCCATTATCATCTGTAAGAACAGTTCCATGTTTTCTTATAAATTCATTAGCATCATTCATACTAATAATACAGAATACAGTAGACTTTATAATTTCAATATCTAAATCATTTAATATATCACTACTTTTTAGATGCTTTACTATAAACTTATACAAATCTTTTTCTCTTTTAGTAACTAAATCAGAGGGACATCTATAAACTAATTTACCAACACCTTTGTATTTTTTTTCAGCTTCTTCTCTAGCTTGTTTCTCTGCTTTAGTTAGTTTTGAACTTCCACATAAAGCTACAGGTTTAGCTGGTCTACCAGCCATAAATTATCACCCCTTCCAACTAAATTATGTGAAAAAAGTCATTTTCCGAATTTTTTACGAAGAATGGAGGCCAAGTACTCGTGAAATAAGCTATAAATCATACCCTATTTACCCTAGGGGGGATGCCTATCCTATCTTCCCACATTCTCTTCATCTCTCTTAATTCTTCTTGAACTAATTTCTTATTATCTTTGTATAATTCATGAATTAATTTATGCTTTTCCTTGCTTAATCCAATTAAATTTTCTTTTTCATAAGCTAAAGCTTCATCTTCTAATATCTCAACTATATGATGTACATCTGTAGCTTTTACTATCTTTCCTTCTTTGTATAAAGTATATAAACATATATGATTACAATCCTCTAACACCTGCCATCTAGTAACTCTCCATTTATTGCCACCATATATATCGCTATCAACTCTGCCTTTATTTTTCTCTAGCCTTCGTTTCTTCTTAGCGTTACATATATGATCCTTACTATGTACTCTCATACATACAGAGCAAGATATTAATCTAGCCATAATATTTCTCCTATTGCAATAAAAAAGGCAAGTCAGTTTATTACAATATATAATCAACTTAACTTGCCTTTTTTATTTAGCTTATCATTTTGTTATATCAGTTTTTAAAGAGGTACTTCTAATTATGCGTTTAGTGAATATCACATCTTTCGACACTACTATATTACCTTATTTTTATATGTAGTTTCCAGTTCATTTTTTCGTCATTTTTTCGTCATTTTTCCGTCATTTTTTCGTCATTTTTCCGTCATATTTAGCTACTTTTTTACTGATTCCATTCCATATTTCATAAAAGCTATTTCTTTTAATGCCCAGCGTTCGTATCTTCTAACTGTACTTTCTGTTAGATTTAATTTTTCTGCTACAAATTCATATGCTTCAAATTTATTATATCTATTATTATAAACATATCTAGTTTCAATAACTTTCTTTGATACATCCTCTAATCTATCTAATATGTTTTCAAATCGCTCCCTGTCACTTTCTAAATCTTCTATTTCATTAGATAGTTTTTCAATTTCTTGTTCTCTTTCTAAAATTAAATCATCTATGCCTTTTATATTTCTTGTTGTACTATTACCTGTCAGTCCTCTAGCTCTTCTACCTTCTAAGTCTTTACTTAGGATCTCTAAGTCTTTTTTTAGTGCATCTAGTCTTTTAACCTTATTACCCTCTTCTTCAACATATATCATTGCTTTTGCTATGTAGTCATTTTTAATATCCATCAAACTTTCCCCCTTTAAGTTATTATAATTTAATATATTTTTCTATCGTTTCTTTAGCTTCTTCAAATCCATTACAGACTACAGCTTTATATCCTTGCTCATTCAGTTTATTAATCCATTCTCTTTGTTCTTTGCTAGTTCTTCCGTTTCCATATTTCATTTCTATATATAAACCATGATAATTTTTTCGAGGAACTGGAAGGCATAAGTCAGGAACTCCCTTTTTTAAACCTTCTCTTTTCAGCTTCTTACCTTGATAATTACTTCTTTTGCCTTCGTTAGGTATATGATATATAAGTGATAACTCTGGATATATGCAGACATTTATATTACACCAGTCTATTAATGCCATTTGTTCTGTAGATTCGCTTCTTTTCATATTTCTATACATTTTTAATTTTCTACCTTTTCTATTTTTAAGAATCTAAATTCTTCATTTATTTTTTCTACTTCTATCTTACAACTTCCTAAAATTTTGCCTAGTTCATGACAGAACTCTGTTCTATTCTTTTCTAATTCTTCAAATTCATCTATATTTATACTCATACTTACGCTTATGAGGTCTTGTTCTTTATATTCTTTTATGCAATTTAAGATATTTTCCAATTTTATGTTCATTTTCTTTCTCCATTTTTGTACCTACTAGGAATATATTAATTTTAATTATTTATTTAATAAGTGAGTTATGCAGATCTGTATCATGCCTACTAATATCCCTACGAAGTATGTTGAATAATCAAATCTTCTATTTATCTTATTAAATATACACGCTGTTCCACTTGCAATCGTAAAATTTATTATAAATTCAAGCATAACTACCTCCTATCCTATTAAAAACTTTATTTTAATGAGTTTCCATAACTTCCATTTTATCTAATACTCTTTTTAATATCATATCGATAGTAGGATATACATCAACCATTAATCTACCTTTTCTATCTTTAAGCCTATTATTTTCTTGTTCTTTTGCTTGATTTTGCCATTTCAATATACTTATTTTTAATTCTCTCCAATTATTTTCATAATTCATTTTTATTTCATCCTACTTCCTTTTAAAAGTTTTATTTTAATGGATTTTATAAAATAATATTTTCAATCTTTGCTCTTTCTTCTAAAGACCTTTTATAGTTCTCCATATGTACTAATTGAGTATATAATACTTCATATGAACAAGAAGGTGTAAATGCAAGTGCTCCTTCTTTATACTTTTCTAACATATTAGATAATCCATTTATTCTTATATCCAATTGAAAATATTCTGCTCTAAATCTTTCTTTATAGTTTTCACTATTCATCATTTCTACTGTATCTATTAATTTCATAACTTCCTCCTATTTTAAATACTTGCTCAATTTATCCATGTCATGACCATTTGTACTCATTATTTTTGATGTTCCTTTTATTCCCAAATCCAATGCTCCCAATATTTCTTTTACATCTTCTAAAGAATTTATCTTATCCGTATCTATTTTAAATACCCTTTCAACATAATCTGTATCAATAGCACATGTTATCCAATTCTCGTTTAAGTTATCTTTCATGACTTCCTCCTATTTCCTTTAAAATTTTGATTTAAAGTCCCAGTTCTTCTCTAGCTTCTTCTGCACATTTTTC